AATATTAAAGATGTTGATAAAGTAAAAACAACTCAAAGCGATCTTAATAATTTTGTCAACAAGTTTGTTGGTGAAGATAAATCAACTATTGAAGACGCAGCGGGTTATCATAAATCTTTATTTACTGCTATGAATGCTGATGCAATAGCAAAGCACTTTTATGAACAAGGTAAGTCTGACGCAATTAAAGATAGAGTTGCTAAAGATAAAAATATAAACCTTGATCCTAGACAAACTCATGGTGAAGTAAACGTTGGTGGCGTTAAAGTCAGAGCTTTAGGTGAATCTTCTTCTCAAATGAAAAACAGATCTTTTAAAATTAGAAAGAAAAATTAACTTAAAAAAATTATAAATTATGGCAATTAATGCAGGAACTAATTTGAACAGCGTGCCAGCTCCACAAAAGCAAACACTTTCTTCAAATTATGTTGATTTTACAACGACGTCCACTGAGGGTTGGGCGCAACAATACCTGCCTGACTTAATGGAAAAAGAAGCTGAAGTATTTGGTCAAAGAACTATTTCAGGTTTCTTAAACAAAGTTGGAGCGGAAGAGGCTATGCAATCAGATAGAGTTGTGTGGTCTGAGCAATCAAGATTACACATCTCATTAGTAGGTACTATTGATTTAGATGGTAACGTGTCTTCGTCAGGTGCAAAAGGTAAGTTTACAAGTGTTACAGATATAGATGGTAACGCGATAACAACTACACACGGTGTTAGAAACCACGATATCGTTTTATTAGCAACTGCTGGTAAAGTATCTAGATGTATGGTAGTAGCTGTTGATGGAGCTGATATTGGTCTTAGAGCTTTTGATGAAGATGTATTAACTGGTCACTCTGAAGTAGCTAGCGCTGCAACATTATTAGTGATTGGTTCTGAGTTCAAAAAAGGTGATACTTATGACGGCCAAACAGCTGCTGATAGAGGATCTAACGAACCTGACTTTAAAACTTTTACTAACAAACCAATTATCATGAGAGATAACTACGTTGTTTCAGGTTCTGACACATCTAGAATTGGTTGGGTTGAAGTTACAAGTGAAGGTGGTGCTTCTGGTTACTTATGGTACCTAAAAGCTGAAGCTGACACTAGAGCTAGATTCAATGATCATTTAGAGATGACAATGCTTGAAGCTGTTAAAGGCTCTAACTCTACAAATGTAGACGGTGAATTAGGTTATTCTACAGAGTCTGACGCTGGTACTGAAGGTTTATTTGCTGCTATTGAAGATAGAGGTAATATAACTACAGGTGTAACAGGTCTTAACGCTGCTACTGATTTAGCTGAATTTGACGCTATATTAGCTGAGTTTGATAAGCAAGGTGCTATTGAAGAAAACATGATGTTTATTAATAGAGCTACTAGTTTAGCTGTAGATGACATGCTAGCTTCAATGAACTCTTACGGAGCTGGAGGTACTTCTTTTGGAGTATTTGACAACGACGAAGATATGGCATTAAATTTAGGTTTCTCAGGATTTAGAAGAGGTTCTTATGACTTCTATAAATCTGACTTTAGATACTTAAATGACAAAGCTACAAGAGGTGGTATTAATGATGCTGCTGGATCTGCTGCTATTAGAGGGGTTATGATTCCAGCTGGTACTTCTACTGTATATGATCAGTCTTTAGGTACAAACTTAAAAAGACCGTTCTTACACGTTAGATATAGAGCTTCACAAACTGATAATCGAAGAATGAAAACTTGGGTTACTGGTTCTGTTGGAGCGGCTACATCAGCTCTTGATGCAATGGAAATCCATATGTTATCAGAAAGATGTTTGATCACACAAGGTGCAAACAACTTTATGTTGATGAAGTAAGACTATTTATTTATAAGGGCGGTCACGTATCGCCCTTATATTTTTTTTAATTTTTATTATATTATATTATGACAAAGAAAAAAGAAACAATTAAGGTTGAAGAACCTATTGTTGAAGAAACAGCGGTTGTTGAACAACCTAAGGTAAAAGCTCCTGAAGTAAAAGCTAAACCAAAAAATCAATGGGTTATAGAAGATAAAGTTTACTATTTAAAAAATAGAATGAGACCATTATCTTACTCTATGAGATCTGCAAATATTTATTATTTTGACGAAGAAAAAGGTTACGAAAGAGAATTAAAATATTGTCAAAATCAAAAAACTCCTTTTGTAGATGAAATGAAAGGTGATCAAAGGCTAGAACACATTGTATTTAGAAATGGAGCACTTCATGTTCCTAGAACTAAACAGACACTTCAAAAATTACTTTCAATATATCATCCAGACAAAGATACTTTATATTACGAACATAAACCTGTTAGAATTGCTGAAAATCAATTAGACTGGTTAGAGTTTGAAGTAGAAGCACTTAAAGCTGCTAAAGATATGAACATCGATGCAGCAGAAGCTATTATGAGAGTTGAAAAAGGTTCATCTGTATCTAGACTTAGTTCACAAGAGCTTAGAAGAGATTTATTATTATTTGCTAGATCAAATCCTAAATTGTTTTTAGAGTTAACAGTTGATGATAATATACAATTAAGAAACTTTGGTATTAAAGCTGTAGAAGCTGGTATAATTAATTTATCACAAGATCAAAGAAATTTTATTTGGGTTTCTACTGGTAGAAAAATAATGACAGTTCCTTTTGATGAGCACCCATATTCAGCGTTAGCCGCTTGGTTTAAAACTGATGAAGGTATGGAGATATATCAAAATATAGAAAAAAGATTAAAATAAAATCTTTTATACTAATAAGAGTAGCCACCAATTAGGTGGCTATTTTTATTTAAGAGCTAACCTTTCACTTTAGTATGTAACTATAATATAGTAAAATAAAAACAAATGGCAATAAACGTAAACACAGTATACCAAAAAGTTTTGGCGTTAGCTAATAAAGAACAAAGAGGTTACATAACACCTCAAGAGTTTAACTTGTTAGCTGATAAAGCTCAAAATGAAATATATGAAAATTACTTTCATAAAGCTAGAACATCTAATGCTAAAATAAAAGATGACGATCAATATACAGATACACTGGAAATGATAGAGGCTAAACTAGCTCCATTTTTTAAATCTGAATCGAATACAAACGTAGCAAGTGGTATTATGACATTCCCTACTGATATGTATAAATTAGTAGCTATAACTCAAGGTACTAGTTTACTTGAAGAAGTAAACAGAAAAGAATTTTTACAAATTACTGGAACCGGTGCTGGCGTGGGATTAATATCAGCTTACTCCACTCGCCCTGTGTTTTATAGAAAAAGTGGTACAACAATAGTAATTCTTCCAAGTCCAAGTGATAGTACAGCACATATTGTTAACTATTATAAACAACCTACTGCGCCTAAATGGGGCTATGTAGTAGTTAACGAAAAAGCTTTATATAATATTAACGATAGTGTAGATTTTGAATTAGCTGTTTCTGAAGAAGAGCCGTTGGTTTTAAGAATATTAATGCTAGCTGGGTTAACAATACAAAGACCTGATATTATACAAGCTGGTGGTCAGGGATTACAAATGATTAATCAAGAACAAAATAGTTAATTATGGGATTATTAGGATCAACAACTCAAAACCAGTATTACTCAGGTAGTGACTTTGGTAATTATCAATTTGTAACTTTAGATACTATTATAAATAACTTCATGTATATATATGTTGGAGAAAATAAAATTATATCTAAAGTTAATAGAACAGATGTTCAATTTCACGCTATGCGTGCTATACAAGAATTATCTTATGATGTTTTAAAATCATTTAAAACCCAAGAAATAGAAGTACCAAATACATTAGTTATGGTTATGCCACAAGATTATGTTAACTATACTAAAATAACTAGAGTAGGTGGTGATGGTTTAGAAAGACCTTTATATCCTACTAGAAAAACTTCTAATCCTTTTGCTATAACTCAAAATGCTGATGGTGTTTATCAGTTTACTGGTGATAATCTAACAGAGCAAACTCCTAGTAATACTTTAGATTTATTTCAAGAACAAACAGCTACAACATATAACATGTACGATATCAACTACGCTTCAGATATAGAAATATCGAACGAAGGTAGAAGATACGGTTTAGACCCAGAGACTGCTCAAACTAATGGATCTTTTTACATAGATAACTTAAGAGGTAAAATACATTTTAGTTCATCATTGTCTGGTGAAACTATAATACTTCACTATGTAAGTGATGGACTAGGCACTGATTCAGAAATGGTAGTACATAAGTTTTGTGAAGAAGCTTGCTATAAACATATTATGTACGGCGTCCTTTCTGGTAGATCTAATATACCAGAGTATATAGTTCAAAGATTCAAAAGAGAAAGGTTTGCTGAAACTAGAAAAGCAAAAATAAGGTTATCAAATATTAAAATAGAAGAATTTACTCAAGTTCTAAAAGGTATGAGTAAACAAATTAAATAACTATGCCACAAATTAATCAAAACTTTTCAGGTGCTAAAATGAACAAAGACCTCGATGAGAGAATTGTTCCTAAAGGCCAATATAGAGATGCTTTAAATATTCAAATAGCAACTAGTGATAGTGATGCTAGTGGTATAGCTAATGTTGGTACAGCTCAAAATTTACAAGGTAATAGACAAGTAACAACAACATCTACTACTATAGATTATACTGGCACTAAATCTAAAATAATAGCTAGTATAGCAGATGAAGGTAAAGACACTGTTTATTTCTTTACAGCCGCACCAGTACCAAAAGATGGTATAAGATCTATTACTCGCTCAGAAATAACCACTGGATATCAAGGTGGAACAGAAATACATTGGGTTGATAGTATAAAATCAGTACAAGCTGTAGGTGATAGTGATTTATCAACTTGGGTTTTTGTAGATAAGTTTGCAGTAACTGGAACAAAAGCAGATACAATGACTACTTTTCCAAGTACGCCAGCAGATGGTTATACACAAATAACCGTTACTGATGGCGCTAAGTATAGAGTAGGTATGAATATATACGCTGAAGATACTAACGGTAATAACTTATTATCTGATGGCGATAAGCCTTATGTAAAAATAGTAAGAATATCAAGTAACGTATTAACGCTAGCAAAACAACAAACAGCAGATTTAAATAATGCTGTTGCATTTTGGTTTATACATCCAGAAAGAGTTTTAGAATTTGATTACTACACAGGCGATATCTTTAATACACTAAACGTAATACCTACAGCTTCTATAGATATATTAGATAATCTTTTATTATGGTCAGATGGTAAACATGAGCCTAAAAAATTAAATATAGAAAGATCAATTGCTGGTACAGATCCTTCGAGTCCATTAATTACTAGTCAAGATGGTAAGACGCATACTAAACTTTGTGTTAAACAAGGTGGAGAACTAATAATTATTGATGAAGTAGAGTATGTTTCATTTGATGGTTTATCTACAGACGTTTTAAAAGAACATATAACTGTAATTAAAAAAGGACCTACATCACCACCTAATATAGAAATTAAAAGTACTGATAGAGAACAAGAGGCAGATTTTCCTATACAATTTACATTTATTGAAACAGATGAAACTCTTGCAAACTACAACGTTGTTCCTACGCCTGGTGATATTGTAAACATTACTTTCCCTGATGTTATAGATTTTAGAGTTGATGATGTTTATAGATTTTCAGCTTCTAACGTTGTAGACCCTATTACTATACGTGGTAAAGTTTTAGAAACAAATGGTACTACAGCTACAATAGAACTTATATTCATAGATAGTGACTTAACATCACAAACAAATCCTAATAACTGGACTGTTAATTTAGAAACTAGAGAACCATTTTTTGAAACTAAATTTGGTAGATTTGCTTATAGATACCAATATGAAGACAATGAGTATTCTACATTTTCTCCTTTTTCAGAATTAGCTTTTTTACCTGGCACTTTCTTATATGATCCTAGTAAAGGTTTTAATAAAGGTATGGCTAATACGGCTAGATCAATAGTAGTTAGAGACTGGCTACCTACTAATTACACTAGACCTCTTGATGTAAAGACTATTGATATACTTTGGAAAACTACAAATGATGCTAATGTGTATATTGTAAAAAGTATTAAAAGGGATATAGATACAGAGTGGCAAGGTATGGTTGATAACAGTGATTTAAATGAGACTGGTGAGTTTACTATAACATCAGAAATGATACATAGAGTAGTTGAGTCTAATCAAACACTTAGAGCTTGGGATAATGTACCTAGATATGCTAGAGCTCAAACTATAACTAGCAATAGAGTTGTTTACGGTAATTATACTCAAGGCTATAATTTAGATGCTAACATTGGTTTATTACAAACTGTAGTTTCTAAAAAAAGATTATTTCCAAAAGCTCAAAAATCTGTTAAGTCACTTAGAAATTATCAATTTGGAGTTGTTATTGGAGATAAGTATGGTAGAGAAACTCCAGTTATATCTAATGGATATAAAACTCCTGATGGCCAACTTATGCCAGGTACGTCTAGAGTACCGAAGCGTTTATCTGGCTTTTCAAATAAATTTAAACTAGAGCAAAGCTGGAGTGATTCTGATCCAACACAGTTACCTTGGATGGAATACATAAAGTACTATGTTAAAGAAACTTCTAACGAATATTATAATTTAGTGCTAGATAGAGTATACGATGCGGGTGATGATAATATTTGGTTAGCATTTAATTCTGCTGATAGAAATAAGGTTGACGAAGAAACTTATCTAATATTAAAAAATGAACATGGTAGTCAAACGCCTGTAGATGAAGATGCTAAATATAAAATATTAGCAATATCAAATGACGCGCCTGATTATATAAAAACAGAAGAAAGAGATCTTGATTTAATTGAAATAGACCCTGTTAATGTTTATGGGGATGATGATGGTGATGGTGATCCTAATGATGTTGCAGATGCTATACCTACTAGACTAATAAACTTTAGATCTATAAGAACTAGTGGTAATGCTCCAAATCTTAGTGAGATAGAATTTAAAGGCACACCTAAAGTTAGAATTGTAGCACAATTTACAACAGATGGTGTTACTTATGAAGCAAAAAGTCCACTTAGAACAGTATCAAGACTTATAAATGATGATATAGGATTTCCCGGAGTTGCTATTAGAGAACCTTATTCAGTGGGTGATGTTAATATGTACCAAAGAATACTAACACAGTTACCTAACGCGAGTGATTTACCTATAGCTACGGCAGATGATAATTTAAACTATTTCATGCAATTAGTAGACGCTGTTGTAGAAAACAAACCACAATTTGACGGAAAGTTTTTTGTAAAGATAGAAAAAGACAATACTTTAGAAGCTAGGGTTTTAGGTAATTCTTTAGGTGAATATCAAACTTTAAACACATATGAACTAGCATTTATATCAGATGAGTCAACTGTTGATTTTTCTAATGAGTATAATTCAGAAATGGATTATGAAACTGGTACTTGGGAAACACTTGGACAGTTTACTAGTTCAAATATATTTGATGCAACCGCTACTATACCTAATTTTGTAAATCTTAATAACGAATCTACAGCTACTTATTTATACTGGACAGCTTGGTCAAATAACGCTAATAGA